GTTCGATATATAGTTAGGCATGTCATTACCAGTGTTAAGAAAAGTATTATTATCTCTAATATAGGTGTCACTAAACAAAGATCGCCGAAGGCGTGGGTCCGCTGACAAATCACCGCTCTGGGGCTTAAGTACAAAGTACTGAAAATGATCATCAGGGACAAATACTTCGAAGTCGTCACCCATGGACACGAACACATTAATTTGAATGTCATTATTAACCACGGAATTGGGCACTGTAAGTTCATTAAGAACAGAAACTTGTAGTACTCCGTTTCCAGCTTCCTTATTTGTATATCTAGTAGTACTATACAATTGGGTAGCTGAATCCTCTCCAGGTTTATGATGATCAATAAGTGTTACATTCTGTCCGTTAGTAATAGAGACAGTAAAATCATTCTTCTCTGCTATATCTACAATGTGCATATAATTCACATTGTATTCAGGCGTAGCATCAAAGAAATTCGGATCATATGCTATACGCAAACGACCTTTATGGTAGTTTGAGCATACGACCTGAAACCTAAACTTCATAGTTCCTGACCAATATTCAAAGGGTATTGCTGCCATAGCACAGGCTGGAAAATGATAGGATGTCGGTGTTCCAACTTGTGCCCAAGTCACAGGGCTGACACGAGCATTCCACAATAAAGTATCAGGAGCAGTTCCTACAGCCCAGTCAAAAGTTGTCAAGTAACTCTCTCTACCTGCAATATTTTTAATATCCAGTGAGTCATTTTCACTCAAACCGGAAATATCTGGGTCAAGAGTCAATTCTTGTTTTTCATCAACAGTGACTTTCATGGCCGTATCGGGAACATTAGTAACAGCCAAAGACGAAATAGCTGTATTTCTAAAAGGTTCAGGATTTTTGGTTACTGTCGGTCTACAATAACCCAATGTTTTAGCAGCACCAGCAGCTAATCTGAGGGGCATTTCAGTAGCTTTGGCATATTTACCTATCACAGGTACATTACTTAAAGCACTAGCCGCATCAGCAATAGCTGTTGCAGGACCAGAAATAACTCCTTTTGCATTAGCTTCATCAATCTCTCCAGACTGGGGAATCAATGAGGAACTGTCTTCAGATGTTGGTACAGCAAGAGTGATATCTTCTGCCCAAGCAAAAATGGAAATAGTTACCTTATCGGATGCTCCATTAGCATGTTTAAGTGCATTAAGAGACTTAAGATAACACAAACCAAGTTCTGAATATAATGCAGCTGGCTGGCGCACACTATTTAAGTGATAAAAGAATGGTAACATCAAGTCACCACCTTGAGAAGATGTAGGGTTTAAATACAAATGGGGAAGCTGTGACAACTGCACAGCATCTTCATCCAATGTTGCAGTGGGACTAAAGTCGTCTTTGGAATCTAAAGGATTATATGCCAATATAGCACGTCCATATTGAAATCCATTACCATTCAAAGTAACACGCAAGTGTAACTTAGAGCGTAAAAGATTAAAGTTGGAAATCCTATTGACGACACGTTTATTTTCGAAAAACAAAGTCCAAGGATTAAAAGTTTGTGATAAAGACAAACCAGTTCCCCATTCATATTCTGCTACTTTGACCGGGCGTTTGAAGAAGTCTCCTAATTGTACATCAGAGGTATCTTCATTCAAGCGTGTTACATCTTCAACCGATTTGAGTTGATACATATTAGCTGACGTTTCATCAACAAATTGCAAATTAGCCGTCTTAATTTCTGGTGCGGCATATGTAACACTCATTTCCGTACCGCTTTGAGTATTTAGAATAGGAGTGCCTCTATTAGACATCTCCAGAATTTTCTTATGTTCACAATAGGGAGGGATTTCAACACCATCAAAAACAGATACACGTTTTCCCAATTCCCACCTGTGACGGCTCCAGAGTTTATCAAAGCGATTAGGATTGATCTTATATTTTCTAAGATCAGACAAAACTTCAAGAATGGTTGGATATTCTGAAATATCCTTTTTATATACATTATTTACATTTTTAGTAAGCGATATTTACAATCTCTATGCATTGCTCAGTGCACAGAGTGGCGTAATTTACATTGAGTAGACGAAACTCTCTCCTAAATAGGAGTATCCCGCAGGCAGGATGTCAATATGTACAAAGCCTAATTTTACCACACAAAAGTACACGAAAATTGTGATAAAATTGGTATCCATATATACACACAAGGTTTTGCTATTCCGTAGAACCCAGACCTTAAAACTGGGCAAGTAGGTTTAAGGCACCTACTCCAAGCCTACGATTTCTTCTTCCTCCTCAAGTTCCTCACCCAGATATTTGTGTCGCAAGTGATTGACACGCTTATCGTAAGAAACTTCAAGAGCGGGACACAGGTGTTCGATTTCACAATCCTGTGCTACTTTACGGAGCTTAGACCTGCGATCTTCAAATATATCGCGACCATAATAAAACCAATCATGCAGAGAGCTTTCAATATTTTGAGCACTATGCATGGGTAGGGTAAGCTCCTTCGAAAGCAAGTGTGAGTGGAGACGTTTAAAGATAGACTCCTCTGAGAGGAGTCCAACTTTTTGGCCTAAATCCTCATTAAACACACACTTGCGTTTCAAGAAATCAACATCCTCTTCTTTCATGTAATGAGTAGGGACGGATTCCTTATCCGGCATGGTGAACTTCATGTCATGTTCTTCTAACCATTTAGCATAAGTAATATGAGTAAACTTATTGCACGACTCTAAAACAGTCCCAATGACATCATCTCCATATGTTAAAAAGGCGCAATTTTCTTTAAAATCCTTTTCAGGATAAATAGTGAAGAAGCAGCTCCTCAACAAAAGAGAGTTAACCAATGAATTAATGATAACAGTGAGATTCTGTCCTGAAGGATTAGTTCCGAACAACTGAATCAAGTCACCATTATAAGCCATGACTGGGTATACAATTTCATGAACAACCATCTTCATGAGATGTATATCTTCCTCAGTATACCCCTCGCATTTTTCAGCAATATCAATCAATATGTCAAAAGCAGCAATTGTAACTTGAGCAGGCATACGCACATCATATTTACTATAATCACCAGCAAGTACCCTATCTGAGCCTTTACTCATGGCAGCTTGCCAAAGTTCCTCCC